GTTCTATAAGTACTAATAAGGTTATAATAAGAAGTAAGATATATATTTAATATTAAAAGAAAGACCTTTACCTGTCTTACCCGTCCTAAACGACAAAAACCTCAATTAAGAGGCTGTTTAGTGTCTGTGTTCGTTGGTAGCAGGTAAATCGGGTAAGCGGGTAATGTTTAATGTTTTCAATCACTTAGCTTGGGTAACTAGCGGGTAGCTAGCAGGTAAGGAATGAAGCCATCAAACAGTTTAAGGGCGTTTGTCAACGCGCTTGGAGTTACGTTGACACACATGGAGCGTATTATCAACCAAAAAAAAGACCGCAACAAAGTGCGGTCTTTCTATGTTTATGTGTCTTTGGCGTAATACCTCTTTTCTCCGACCTTTATGATATGGCCGCTTTTGGATAGAAACTCTATGGCTCGCAAAAACTCATCGGGGGTGATGTGGCTTAGTTTGTTTCTACAGCATTTGTTTTTAAGGACACTGAATAGCATGGCCTCTTCTTCGGAGTTGGGGATGGCAGACATTATCTTGTGCAATATTGCCTGATCTTCTTTTTCTCCATTTGAGCCTGCTATGTGTGTTTTGGTTTTAATATCCTCGCAAACAAACGCATAGGCGTATCGCATATCTTGCTCTGATATGACCCCGGAGTTCATGCCGAGCGTTAGAGCGACCTTCATCATCAACTCAGCCCCTCTGCGCGGTATGGCGGTAAGTTGTGACTTGGTTTGAAAGTCATCAGCCATTGCTTGAAACTTCTCGGCGTATTCGTCACGCAAAGATGAAGCCTTGTCACTCAAGGGTATGTCGATCATATTACCCTTTCTACTGACTTCACTATCTTGCATGTCACAGTAACCACCCATGTATAGCATACTGAGGGTATCGGCCAGCTCCTCTGGAACCGTCTTGTCAAAGTTGCATTTCTTGTTCCGCCGTGGATTGTCATCTGTTTCTTTAGCAATAAACGCTCTTGCAAAGAAGCCAGACGTGACCATTTCAGTTGTTACCATCGCCTCGAACTTGTCGGGTGTGGTAAAGCCCTGTATCTGAACAAATGGCTCAAACAAGCCACTATCAACCTTTGCCAGCTTGTCTTCCGCCTTCTTTATTAAGTGGGCGCAATCCTTTCCAGCGTCTATCTGTTTGTTTAATGCTGCGATTTCTTTGGTTATCAACTCCCTTTGCTCGCGCTTGTTGTCCCCGGTGATGGTGTGGTATCCGTTGGATGAGCTATATAATGTCATTAACTGCCCGACTACGCCCTCCATGTATGAAGCCTTGCCGGACGTGATTTTACCAAGAACTTCTCCAATCTCATCAATACCATACAGAGCCGCTTGGTGGTCTAGCAGGTTTCTATAAATCTCCTGCTCTGACTTAATGTTGCCAGATAAAGCGCCCTCAATGCCTGCCGACCTCATAAGGGTTGCGGCAGAGCGGTAAATATGATCCTTGCCAGTCGATGATGCAGCCACGCCGAACAGGAACATGTTGGAACGCACGTCCCACTCCTTATCACGATGACGCATGCCTCCGCATGCAGAAACAACGCACAAAGCCGCATGAACTGACAGTCGCTCCCTTTTGTATAGTGATGTACTGTTTATATAGGCTGCGATTTCACCCACTAACCCGTGAGGGCGCAGAAGGTCAACAGCATCAACATCGTCCTTGCATAGCTGCAACAGCTCAGCGTCAGGCTGGAAAGTAACGGGCATGCGCCATCCAGAGATGGAGATCAGGGTACCTATGGTGACTTGTGATGATGACTTGCCGAAGGTATGCCACTTGTAATAGGCAGACTTCTCGCCTTCATGGAAGTATGTCTTCCCCTTGCTGCTCCAGTCATCCCATATCTTTAGACCATCGGCACTGCCACCAGTTGCATTGTGGACTGCCATTCCTGACTTGATCCAAGTGTCATAGTCGCAATCAGGGCTTAGCAAGTTTAATATCTCGATAAGCTGGGCGTTTGATATGTCGATCATCTCAGAATCGCCAAGCGATGCCCTTCTCGTTTCTCGAACCTTAAGTAACTCAACCAACTCTTTAGGCGCATCGTCAATTTCAGATGGTGAGCCAACAGCAAGCTCATAGAAGTTGCCAGACTTGTGAGGGGAACCATACCCAACAACAAACCCAGAAGTTTTGAAATCAATACCCTTGAAGTTTTCGTGGTGTTGCTGGAAAGACACGCCCATTGGAGCCTTGAAGAAAAGGTGCATTGACCCATTTCCACTACCTGTGTTTACGATGCACCCTGCTCCGGCGATGGAGGGTATTTCTGCCAAAAGCCTAGTGTACGCTTCGACACCTCCATTGCGTGCGTCAACGTCAATTACTATATACCCATCGCACAAGATGCCGTATGCGTTGAAATAGCCTATCTCATCAAAGTTCTGTAGCTGTTCGTCAGACCATTCTGGCGTATGCTGCCAGTTTTTTGCTCTAGGGTGCTTACCAGCACCGAAACATTCAGCCCCTCTTGGACAAGTGCAGTCGCCATCAAGCATAGGATGGATACCAATGACCTTGAACCCGGATTCATGCCAGTCGGTGTAACTCATTTAATGTTCAGCACTGATAGCATTTCATCAATCTTTGCTCCTGTACTATATAAAGGGTTCTTTGTCGTGCCTTCGCGTAGAGCCAGTATTGTCGATTGCTCTGTCCCGCAGAACTTTGCAATGTCAGACTGACGCTTTCCGTAGTCTATTAACTTCTCGATCTTTAATTGCCAAATTGTCATTTATTGTGCCTCCATGTTTAATGTGTGCGAACCTTAAACTATCAAGCGTGAAATTAAAAGTCTTGCATCCTTGAAAGCCTGACAGTAGGTTCCGCACCAGAAAGGCAGAAGATAAAAAGGAGGCATTATAAAATGATAAGAGAAGGTTTAGACGGAGTGGAAGCCGGTGATGTGATCTTTGTTGACAGCGGTAAGGGCTTTCAAGAAGCCACTGTCGTTAGGTGTACCAAAAAGCTGGTTCACACGGCATCACTAGCATTCCGAAAGGGTGATGGGCGGGCGTACGGATCGTCATGTAAATTTACCACAGCCTATAAGCTTGACTGCCTTGAAGATTTAACAGAGAGGCAGATGGAAAGGATTAAATATCGAAAAAGGATTTATCTAATGAACATGTTTGTAGACAGGCGTACAGCCGCAATCACAACGAAGCCATTAAGTGAATCAGACCTAGATACAGTGATTGGTATCTTTGAAGCTTATAATAAAAAGGAGGCATTATAAAATGCTAGAATTAGTAGAAAAACCAAAAAACAGAGCGCCGATCATGACTTTGTGTGGAGAGGCTGGTGTAGGAAAAACATCACTTGCATGTTCTTTCCCCAATGCAATAGTTATTCGTGCGGAAGATGGGTTGCAAGCGATACCGGAGGCCAATCGACCTGATGCGTTTCCAGTAGTGAAGTCTGTTGACTCGCTGTGGAAGCAGATGAAGGCACTGTCAACCGAAAAGCATAACTATAAAACACTGGTTATTGATTCGATTACGGCACTTGAGGCGCTGTTCACTGCTCACGTTATTGCCAGCGACCCCAAGAAGCCATCGTCGATTAATCAGGCGCTTGGAGGCTATGGAGCAGGACTTGCGGCAGTGGCAGGACTTCATGCTCAGGTGCGCCGTGGTGCTGGCGTATTAAATGAAGCAGGGATGGCTGTTGTGTTCGTAGCTCATTGCGACACTGAGACGATTGAACTGCCTGATTGTGAGCCGTACATGCGTTATCAGTTGCGGCTTGGCAAGCGAAGCGTGCGCCCATACGTTGACGATGTTGACCTCGTAGGGTTCTTGAAGCTTGAAACCTTTACAAGCGAATCTAAGAAAGCAATATCTGACGGAACAAGGGTATTGGTATGTCATGCGGTAGCATCCAATGTATCCAAGAATCGCTATGGAATTACTGAACCATTGAATGTGCCTATTGGTACAAACCCATTACTTAAAATCTTAGGAGATAAATAATATGTCATTTTTTGATGCAGCAGACGATACAGACGGCGAAGTAGAAATCGGCGGAATCAAGCCAATTCCAAAGGGGACGCAGCTACTAGCCTTAATTGAAGGAGCGGCTTGGAACAGCTACGAAGGCGTGAATACCATTCAGCTCACTTGGTCAGTTCTTGCACCTGACACATACAAAGGGCGTAAAGTGTTCCAGAAGATCAGGGTTGAAGAAACCAATCCCAAAAAGCTAAAGAATCAGATGACCATGCTTAAAGCAATCAGCATCAACGCTGGTGGTGATCTTCTCAAGGTTGAAGGCAAGCCTCAAGATATTGATTTGGCTCGATGTCTTGTAGGCAAGCAGATGCTAATTAAGGTTGAAGTGTGGGAAATGAACGGGAACACTGGTAACTGGATTTGTGCATTAGGCCAGAAAGCAGCACTTGAAGACCCAACACCAACAGAGGATGAAGGCGCACCTTGGTAAGATAGCAAAAACGCATGCTGGCTCTGCTTAAACCAGCATTTTTTTAGGAGGAATAATTATGAACGAACATGAATTTAGACAGCATTTAGCAGGATGTGCATTACAGGGATTACTATCTAATCCCAAGCTGGCAAATGAGTTTGGAAAAGATAAAGATGGAGAGTGGGTTGGAGAAACCTGCTGGGCATTCGCTGACCACGTTATCAAAGGAAAGGCGAAGCGAGATACTGAGTTTGGAGGCATCGCGTGATTGAACAACGAACCCCTGAATGGCACGAGCAGCGCGCAGGACGATTGACTGCCTCCATAGCCGGGGCAGCCCTTGGCCTTGCTCCATACTTGAGCGAACAAGACGCACGCGACATTATAAATGGAGTGAGTGAATTTGAAGGGAACGTGGCGACAGACTATGGAACGATTATGGAGCCGCAGGCTATTGCGTGTTTCGAGATGGCAGAAAAACTAACGGTTACACCGATGCCATTTGTTTCATTTGGAGATTGGTCTGGCGGAAGTCCAGATGGGCGCATTACGGATGGCATGTTGCTTGAGGTAAAATGCCCATACGGACTACGCAATGACACCAACTTTGATAATGTTAAGCCTATTTCTGAACAACAGCATTATTATGCACAGGTGCAGTTGTGCATGCACTTTGCTAAGGCGAGCATGTGCGCGTTTGTTACCTATGTTCCGCAGGCAGGAGCAGCACATGAGGTGGTTGCTTACGACTCAGCGTGGATTGAAGAAAACATGCCGAAACTTAAATCATTTTGGGATGATGCGCGGCGACTGCCTTCCGCAATTTTGAAAGAACATGTTACCGAATACTTGAAAAAGAAGTCTGAAATAGAAATCCTAAAGGCTGAAATGTCTGATATTATGGAGTCCATAGTAATAGAGGCCAATGGTAAACCATGTCGCATTGGGGACTATAAACTGGCTCTAAGCAAGCGGAAGGGAAGCATCAGCTATGCTAAAGCTTTAAAGTCACTTAACCCTGATGCAGACCTTGAGCAATGGCGTGGAAAGAACAGTGAAAGCTGGTCGATTAAATGAAGCTTAGGCCATACCAGAAAGAGGCCGTAGATGCAGTCATGTCTTGGATCAAGAATAACACTAAGCCATGCTGCATTGAAGCCATTACCAGTTTTGGCAAGTCTTATGTGGTGGCTGATCTCGCTCATAAAATACACGCAGCCAGCGGCAAAAAAGTGCTTTGCATCCAGCCTAGTAAAGAGCTTGTGCAGCAGAACTTTAACAAGTTCGCCCTTACTGGGGAGCCAGCATCAATTTATTGTGCGTCAATATCCAAATCTCTGAGGCATGACGTTATATTCTGCACGCCTATGAGCATTAAGCCCATCATTAATAAGCTTAATTGTGCTGCTGTTATTTTAGATGAATGTCACCTCATAACAGCTACGGTTAAAGGGATTATTGCCAGCCTTAAAGCCGCCAACAAAAATCTGCGTGTAATCGGAATGACAAGCACCCCATACCGGCTTGGCACTGGATATATCTATAAGGCGGACACTGAAAGGCTTATGGAGCATGCTATTGACCCTTATTTTGAGCGCAAGGTATACACGAGCGACCCTCGCGATCTCCTAGAGATGGGTTATCTTTCTCCAATAGTTATAGGCTCAATAAATTCTGAGAAATATGACGTGTCCAACCTTGAGATAAAGTCCGGGAGATTTACTCCTGATTCTGTAAGGCAGGCATTTGTTGGGCATGGAAGAAAAACAGCCGCAATTATTGCTGATGTAGTCCGGCAGTCCCAAGACAGCAGATGCACTCTTATCTTCGCATCAACAGTACAGCACGCTCAAGAATGCCTTGCATCCCTGCCGGAGGGTAGTCACATCGTAACTGGCGACACGGCACGCATTGAACGGGAGAATACTATCAAGGGAATGCAGGATGGTAGCATCAGATATGTCGTAAATGTTTCAACACTTACCACTGGACTTGATGTTCCCCACATAGAATGTGTGGCTATTCTTAGAGCCACTGAGTCCAGTGCATTGTTGAGTCAAATTCTTGGGCGTGGCATGCGTGTTTGCGATGGAAAGAGCGAATGCCTTGTACTTGATTATGCTGAGAATATCGACAGACACTATCCAGAAGGCGACATATTCAAACCTAGAATATCAGTAAGGCTTGGTGGCGACTCGCTACCAGTCGATGTGAAATGCCCTTTATGCCATGTGGTCAATGACTTTAAGCTGCGTCCGAATGAGGACGGGTACGGCATTGATGATGAACTATACTTTACCGACCTTGATGGCATTCGAGTGCTGGACGATGGAGATAACGAGATACCTGCACACTATGGCAGAAGATGCTTTGGTTTCGACAGGAAAAATATTCGATGCGACTATAGATGGCTATGCAAGGACTGCCCCGAATGCGATGCGGATAACGATATTGCTGCACGATATTGTCGAAAGTGTAAAGCTGAAATAGTTGATCCCAATGCAAAGCTTATCGCCGATTACGTTTCTAAGAAAAAAGACCCTACACGCCTACAGTGCGATGAGGTCTTGAGCGTGGATATTCTTGAAACACTCACGCGCAAAGGCGACAAGATGCACACGATCACGTTCGCGTTAGCCAGCAGGAATATTAAGCTATACTTGCCTGATCTTCCTTACTCTAAGGCACAAGCAAAAAGGCATGCTTTTGCATCTGCATATAAAGCAGGGATAAAAACAATATCATATTTAAAGATTGACGATTTTTGGCAGGTGACTAACTACAACGAGGTGGCAGATGAAATTCCCCAAAGGAATTAAAGTATATGGTGACAAGAGCTTTCGAGGCGCATGCCCCAGCGAAACGATGGAGCAGGTAACTATATTTAACAGGCTAAAAGGAGGGAAGTTGGCCAAGGTGGCCATGCACATAAGGAACGAGGGCAAGAGAAGTTACATGCAGACTTCGCGCCACAAGTCAGAGGGAATGCTAGTTGGTGCGGCTGACATCATAATCCTTGGAAGCCCCACGTTTGTATGTGAATTAAAAAGGCGCGACCACACGAAGGGAAAACTATCAAAAGAGCAAGTTGCTTTTCTACTTAACGCGCAAGAGGCCGGATGCTTTGTCTGCATAGCTTTAGGTGCCGATGCTTTCAAGGCTGCAATAAAAGAGTGGACAGGAGCTTTCGCCTGTGAAATCATTGGCGGTATAGAGAGGTGAATAGAAATGACATATTCAGAGTACATTAACACGGACGATTTTATCAGGGACTTAGAAGCTGATGAGGACTTCATTGGTGAGGTGGTTCAAGCCTTGAGAGAGGCTCTTTATGTTCCTTACCGCAATCGGTCTAGCTATATTGGAGCAAGAGTTGAATCAATCGCCGTTTCCCTGCATGACGTTTCCTTGGACAATAAAGGCTGCGGAGACAAGGAGCTAGAAGCGTTCGGCCTCATGGTAGAGGCTTGCAAGAAAAACCCTACTATTCTAGATGCTCTTAGTAAGAGTCTTCGGGCGAGCAAGTGAAAGTAATACTAGGAATAGTGGTGGCGGTACTGGCAATCATACTGTCCGCACCCACTACCAGCGTTAATATTGAATACATACCTCCATATTTAACTCAAGCTGAATGCCTAACTTGGGATGAAGCCAAGGATAAGTATGACATTGAAGGCGATGTGCTGATTGAATATATGCTGGTTGGTTGTGACTAACAACACCACACGCTGGCTCTGATGCACAAGAAACCAGCATTACTAAGTAAGACAGTAGCACGGTGTACGGCAGTCAGAATCGCGATGTCGTTATAAATCGAGATTATGCCAAGTGCCGTTAGGCCGCCAGCCATAAGTATCAAGGAGGAACGAGATGCCTAAGATAACAATAACATCAAAGATAGAAGCAGAAGAGCTACGCAAGGCATTGGCTGAGTATGATTCTAAGCCTGTGCGGTGGAGGCCAAATTATGACGAGGTGTACTACTTCATTACGGCAACTGGTAAAATCCGCCGGGATAACTGGGATAATTATGAGGCGGATATTGAACGCTGGAACTCCTACAACTGCTTTCCCACCAGAGAAATGGCCGAGTCTTGCTTGCCTGACTTGCTAAGAGCAAGAGCATACATCATGGCAGCGCGTATTGTTGACCCTGATTTTGTACCTGATTGGGATGATGCAGATCAGGAGAAGTGGACTATATCGTATCATAATGACGGTGATATATATTGGTCATGTTGTGACGAGAACTCAAATGTAGGTGTTACTCATTGCTCAACAAGAGATAAAGTAATGGAAATGGCAGAACTACTGAAAGCATGGGGTGTGAAATGAAACTAGAAATATCAGATGAACAGTTCAAGGAACTAGCAGAGGCCAATGGCTATGCTAAGAAAGAGCCAAAGTTTGAATATCCAATGTACATGGAGAGTACCCATACGCAACAGGTTATTAAATTCGTAGACATAAGAGAGGGGTTTCTTCTGATTGATACCCAAGGCGGTCGCATAAACAGTAACTACATTTATAGACATTGGACAGCCCACACGGACGCAGGCGAGTGGAAGCCTTGGAACCCACACGCTGAACTAAAGAAGCAGTATGCGGAAGACGCTAAGACGATGGATGAACCTTGGCAGCTGTGGGAGTACAAGTGGCCGGGTGGTTCATGGGTAATGAACCGTTGGTCTCCTGAGTGGTCTCCAGAGGCAACCTACCGACGCAAGGGGGTCGAGCCTGAAACGTATGACGGCCTCACAGAATATCAGTGGAAGCAGGTCAAGAGCGAAGGCTTGCTGTGTAAGTTCTGGAATGGAGATGAGGGGGATGCGCGTATTTACAGCTTGCTTGGATTAAAGTTATCTAAGGTCTACAAATACGCATGTGAGGATGACGTTTTCCTCTATTGCCGCGTCCACAGGTCACAGCCTCAGTTCGTGATTGACGGTAAGAAGCCTGATTGGTTGGACGACGACACACAAGTGCTTATATATGACCTTAGAGGCATACGGATAGCAAGGTCTGTCAACTGGGCTAAAATCAAACGCTTCCAAGTGGTGGCACTGTGAGTGACGTACTCAGAGAGGAACCGGCAACCCTTAATGAATGCAAGGTGTGTGGAGTAAGCTTCAACACAATGCCTGATGAAGGGCAGGATGAATGCCTTAGTTGTGTGAACATCCAAGATGATGTAGGCACCATTGCATACCTGAGTGGTGTTGCCGATGGTCGGCAAGGTAATGAGAAGATAATTGAGAAACTAGAGGTTGCCTTATACAGCTTACAGGATTTAGCATTATGGATGACTGGGTGTGGGTATGAGTTCACCAAGCATGCGTATTATCTTGAAAACGAACACCTCTTTATAACGTGTACAGAAGTCATGCTTCAAGAAGACAAAGCCGAGGAGTTAGAGTAATGAACAACGATGGGTGTGAATCTGCATACACATGTGATGGCAATCATAAGGGTGATGAGTATCTCAACTTAGCCAGGCTACAGTTGGATACTAAAAAGGCCATTGCACATCTTATATACTTAGATAGGGCGTTAAGCCACGCGGAGGAACTAGAGCAATGAATGAACTAGAGAAGTCACTAGAACATGCAAGGCTTATGAAGTGGAAGCTTGTCGAGTATGGAGGTCGGTCACCCATTTATAAAACTATAGTAGCAGTCAGCGGCGGTCATCAACATAGAGACTACTTTGAGCCATACAGAGACACCACGGCTGGCCGCGCACAGTTCGCAGCTATCTTGCTAGATAATGCAGAAGTAATGGACAGGTTCCACACAAGAGGCAACCCAGCGCCGCGAGGGTCAATGGCAACTCATAAAACAATAAAGCCAACTCAAGAGAGCCTACTAGATGAAATACTACGGATGAAAGGAGTGAAGATATGAACGATTTAACAGAACAGGAAAGAAACGTATTAAAGGATTTCATAGGAGAGAATTGGAATCTGTTTAAGAAAACCCTGAGACAGCAAGGACTGGATGAGTCTGACGGAGATTTAATCTGCGAGAAGCTTGAACAATGACTAAGCCAGAGCTAACCATCCACTGCAAAGACTGCGATGAGCAGGTAGGAAC